CACCTGCACAAGAAGCAATTATAGAATATAACAATTCTGCTGACCCTGAAGAAAGGTCTAAGATATATGAAACTAGAATAAAGTTTCCTTTTGAAAAACTTGCAGAAAATGTTATGAATACATTTAAGTTTTCATATTTTGATGTACCAAAAAAAGATGTACAAACAGAAGTAGTTTCTGTAATGGTAGAAAAGATGCATATGTTTCAAGAAGGCAAGGGTAGAGCTTTTTCTTATTTTACTATTATTGCAAAAAATCATATGATTCTAAAAAATAATGGTAACTACAAAAGATGGAAACAAAACAATCTCCTTTCACAGATGCCCGAAACATGGAATCCTGAAAATGATTTTAATGAAGTTGAAGAAAATAATGAATTTAAGGAATTCAAGCAGATGATGTTAACTTATTGGGATAATAATTTAAATTCAGTATTTACAAAGAAAAGAGATTTACAAATAGCAGATGCAGTATTAGAATTATTTAGAAGAAGTGAACATATAGAAAATTTTAATAAAAAGCATCTATATCTACTTATAAGAGAAATGACTGATTGTAAAACTCATTATATTACCAAAGTTGTAAATGTAATGAAACAACATCAGAAAAAAATGTTAAATGAATATCTTGAACATGGTGAGTTTATAGAACCAAACAGAAAACCTTTTTGGCAAAAACCAACTCAAGAAGATGAAGAAGAGAATCCATATTTAGATAACGAGTTTTTATAAAAAATGAAAGGTTATATTTTAGGAATATCATGTGGTTACCACGATAGTGCAGCAGCACTTATAAAAGATGGTAAGGTTTTAGGAGCTTGTGAAGAAGAACGATTTACTGGTATAAAGCACGATTCCTCTTTTCCTATTAATACCATACGATGGTTATATAAAGAGTTTAAAATAGAAGGTGAGGATATTGAATCAGTAGCATTTTATGATAATCCAAAATCTAAATTAGATAGAATTGAAAAATCTTTAAAAAGAGGACCTATAACAGAATTTTTTAATCGTAAAAAAATACTCAAAAGAAATAAAATAAAATACAGTACATTTGAGAATCAAATATATGGTATAACAAATCGTAACGTAGGTATTTTTTATTCAGACCATCATCTTTCCCATGCAGCATATTCTTATTATACATCACCATATGATAGAGCATCTGTTCTTTCAGTAGATGGTGTTGGGGAATGGGAAACAACAACCCTTTATTATGGTGAAGGAAATAAACTTTCAAAGATACAACAAATTAAATTCCCACATTCATTGGGAATGTTATATTCAACCTTTACTGCTTTCTTAGGATTCAAACCAAATGAAGGTGAGTATAAAGTAATGGGTTTAGCACCATATGGTGACCCAAAAAAGTTTCTTAATAAGTTTAGGAAACTATACACCCTCACAGATGATGGTGGTTTCGAATTAAATATGGAATACTTTACATTTGATTGGTCAGATACTCATATGTTTAATGAGAAGTTGGGAAAACTATTAGGAATCCCAAATAGATTACCTGAAGATAATCTAAACCAACCACATAAAGATTTAGCAGCAACACTACAACACGAATATGAATTTCTATTCTTTAGATTAGTAGATAGATTATTCGCAATTCGTTCATCTAACAACTTATGTTTAAGTGGAGGATGTGCTTACAATGGAACTGCTAATGGAAAGATATTGGAAAAAACAAACTTTAAGAATGTTTGGATTCCACCAGCTCCATCTGATGCTGGTTCTGCTATCGGTGCCGCACTTCATGTTTATTTTGAACAAGGAGGTACTCAACAAGTAGATAACAAATCACCTTATCTTGGACCGCATTATACAAATGAAGATGTTGAATCTGTTTTAGAAGAAATGGAAATTGATATTTGGTTTGAAAAGAAAAACCATTCTGAAATAATGCCAATTATCTCAAAAGAAATTACAGAAGGAAATGTAGTAGGTTGGTTTGAAGGTAGAATGGAATTTGGTTCTCGTGCACTTGGTAATCGTTCTATATTAGGAAACCCATGTGACCCACAGATGAAATCAAGAATGAATCGTGTAATTAAGAAACGAGAAGGGTTTAGACCATTTGCTCCTATTGTAAAGTTAGAAGAACAAACAAAGTACTTTTCTTATAAGAAAGATGTTCCTTACATGAATCAAGTAGTAAAGGTAAAAGAAGAACATAGAGAGAATCTTCCTGCAATTACTCATGTTGATGGTTCTGCAAGAATCCAATCTTTAACTCAGAGACAACATAAACGAATATATCAACTTCTAACACATCTTCATAAAGATAATGGATATCCAATCGTTTTAAACACCTCTTTTAACTTAAAGGACCAAACTATGGTGTTAGACCCCAAAACTGCAATAGAAACCTTCCTAAACTGTGAAATGGATACTCTCGTAATTCACAACTATATTATTAAGAAAAAAATACTTTAAGTAACATTCTCTTAACATTTTCTTAACATTGATATAGTTATATTAAAGAGGAAGATGCTTATGAAAACACAAAAACTATTTTATGTAAAGGTGGTACAGTTAGTGTTAATTTTTTTCTTAGCACTATTTACTACCAAGATGTACTCCCAAACTGAGGGGGAAATCAAACGATACAAAGACGATATTCAGATGGGTCATTTCATTATGAAAGATGGTGAGTGGCTAAGACATGGTTTATGGAAAAGTAAATTTGCAAAAGCTGAATACGAAAACAATCAATTAGTTTGGTTACAACCAAACGGTGATAGAAAATATTACTATGAAGAGATTAGAGCACGAGTAATTGTTGCTCAAATGGATTCTAATCCAAAGAAAAAATTAGTAATAAACTAAACAAGAACCCACCACTCGGTGGGTTTTTTTATATATATTTCTTTATTATATACCCCCAATTAACGATTCCATATATATTGGATACTTTTATTATCATATTCTTATAGTTATTCCTCGGACAGTCCTACGTTTTGTAATATGGAAAAGTTATTTTCTTAATTAAAGCAAAGGAGAACTATATGGAATTTCTAAATAAGATTGGCGATTGGGCCAAATCATTAACAGAAATTGGTATAAGTATCATCGCTCTTGGAGTAGTACTTGAAGTATTATTCAAAGGAATGCAGATACCTTTTTGGCCAGAAAACTCAGTAGTGGAAAACATTATGGGTATTTTGGGTGGATTGAGTAGTGAAGGTTTACTTGGATTAGTAGGTGCCTTTATTCTATACCACATCCTTAAAAAGAAATAAGGATTAATTGAAATCAATTGATTAAAAACCTCTCTTCGGAGAGGTTTTTTTATTTACTATATTTATATACAACATAATGTGGAAAAATTATGAGTACAGATTTTGAATTATTTCCAGGTAAGAATCTAAGTGGATTGTTTAAAGATATCTATGAAAATCAAGTAAACAAGAAACAAAGAATATCTGAACTGATTGCTGAAATGAAAAAGGTAATCAGACATGCAGGTGATATGGCAGTTATTGGACCAATCATAAAAGATTTAGTTGATACATCAGTTAAGAATGATGATTCACTAATTAAGATGGCTGCAATCGCACAAAGAATTATTGGTGCCCAACATAAAGCCGAAGGTGATACTGGCTTTCTTTCTGATGATGAAAAAGAACAATTACTTTCTCAGTTAGAAGAAACCGCAAAAGAAGTTGTTGATGAGCAAGACTTGAAGGTTGATGAACTTACAAATGAGATAGAAGAACTCAAACAAAAAGTAGATAACGATGGCTAAAAGATTACAACAATCATATAAATCTGCACAAACTAATAAAATAGCAATCAGAGAAACTCCAGAAACAGGAATAGTTACTGAAGTTATATTAGATGATACTCACAAAATAATTCGTTCTAAGGAAGATAGTACTGAGAGTATTTATACTGAAAAGGAAACTGGTATAGTGGGTTCAGCTGTTATCAGACCTATAAAAGATAAAACTTCGGCTGAGAGTTCGCTATTCACATACCAACCCTTAAATTCATCTTTATTAGAATTACCAATTATAGGTGAAACCGTAGAATTATATAAAATAGGTTCTGTAAGATATTATAGAAGAATATCTTCAAACAATATCAGTAGTGGTAATGCAGCAATTAATAAAAATAAAACCACATATAAACAAACTCAAAAATCAGCTGGTGGTGGTGATTATTCAACTGTATCAAAAACAAGTACTTCAAACTCATCAAAATCTGATGATAGAAGTACTAAGTATGGTGAATATTTTGAAGAGCAACAAGTTAACAAGTTAAAATTATATGAAGGAGATTCTATTCTTCAATCGAGATTTGGACAATCTATACGATTTAGTGGATATAATAATTCAGAATCTACATTTTCTCCAACTACAATAATTAGAAACAGACAAAACGATGAATCTGTTAGTAAGTTAAAAAGTGGTGATATCACAGAAGAAGATGTAAACAAAGATGGTTCTATTATTGCACTTACATCTCAAGATTACAAAATACCATTCCAACCAGGTCTTGTAGATGATGGTGGTTCTTCTAACTTTGAAACTACTCCCATAAAGTTTGAGTTACCAGAAGAATATGTAGGACAAGACCAAATACTAATTAATTCAGAAAGAATTATTCTTTCATCTAAAGCATCTGAAATGATGTTCTTTTCAAAAGGAGATTATGGATTCATATCTGATGGTAAGTTCACAATTGATAATGGAAACAAAGGTGCTGAATTAGATTTTGGTGATGATATTATCATTACATCTAACAGAAATAATAGCAACTTTATTGTAACAACTGGTACTGGTCAAATAAGATTAAATACCGAAGATAATGGTAATAGTGGTGGTTCGGGACAAAAGGAACCATTAGCAAGAGGACAAACTTTAGTAGATATATTAGATGCACTGATTACTGCAGTTTCAAATCAAATTTACGCAACTCCTGCAGGACCTACCGCTAAAGGACCTTTAAACTTACCTGAGTTCGAACAAATTAGAGCAAGGTTAGACCAAATAAAATCTACATTAAACTTTACGGAGTAAAATTATGTCTTGGAAATTGTTCAAAGTAAATATGCTACTCTATATGAACAATCCTCTTGGAGTTGCTGCATATCCTCAGTACGCCGCTAAATTGGCCATGGAGTATGATATGTGTATGAGAAGAGGTGGTCAGCTCATAAACAAAAATCCAGTTGCTACCGCACTGGTTCCATTATTTGTTACTATGATGAATGTAGCACATACAACTGCACTTACAAAAGGAACGCCTGGTAAACATGCTTTTTTAAAAGATGTTGGTAATGCAGTAAAAGGATATTGGACTGGAGCAACATTACTCCCCTTCCCCACTCCATTAATACCAGCACCGGGTTCAGTACAAAATATAATTGCAAATTCAGTTATGGTAACTTCGCCTGGCACATGGCCAAATGTACCATTTGAAATTCCAACTGATTCTTGTTTAACATTTTTAGATATGATGGTTCTGTTTATGCAAATACATCTTTTATCATTAAAAGGAATGTATATGACAACATCGTTATACCCTTCAGCCCCATCTCCAATTCCAGGTCCTGGTGTTGTACAATGGACGGGGTATTCAATACCAAACATTCCATTTCCGTCTTTAAAGTTGGGTGGAGGAACTGCACCAAATGGACAATCTGCAGCTAATTTTGGAAAAGATGGAAATTTTGGAAATTTAAATGGTTCAACATTTGGTGGTAATAATGTACCATTTAATCCAGGACAACAAGGAGGTGGTTCCGAGGATTTAGATAATCAACTTAGAGCAAGATTATCAAGTGGGGGTACGTTGGAATCAAATTTAGATGATATACTTAGAGCAGAAACACAAAAAGATAGTTTAGGTAGAGAAAGGTTTTTTACAGAAGCTGATTTGATGGTTGCTGATTTAATAGATAAAGCAAAAGATGATAGAAATTCTAAAGAATTACAAAAATCTTTATCTCAAATTAGACAAGAGCTTGAGGAAGAAAGAAGAAAGTGTTGTACGGACTGTGATTAAAAACTATAAAACGAACAAAGATATATTTATATTAAGATAAAAACAATTTTTCAAAAATGGATAATAAAAAACTTATTAAGGTAATAAAGGCATTAGTGGAGGTTGAGGTATCTAAGAAACATGAGAAGTTTCTTAAGGACCAATTTCCAGCAATACTTGATGAAGCCGTTAAAGGTAAAATAAAAACTTTGAAAAAAACTACAACAAAAAAAGTAGTTAGTGAAGAAGTAGACCCTTTTGAAATGGCAAATCAAGTATTACAAAACGAACGAGAAGAACAACCAAAAAGACAATTGAGTAAAAACGCTGCAATTAATGAGGTTCTTAATAATACACAACCATTCTCTAAAGAACAAAGAAGTGGAGGAACACAAGTTAAATCTGTGTTAGATTCATTTCAGAAACCACAAGTGAATGAAAGTATGGATAAAACAATTACATTTGATTCAACTAACGTTGCAATGGGAGGAGGTGTACCACCGAACTTGCAACATTCAATGGCAGCACAGATGGGATATGGAGATGTATCAGCAGCTGCTGGAGTGAAGCAAGGTGGATTGGGTGTACAGACTGGGTTAGCTGGTTTGGATAGAATATTAAACAGAGATAACTCTGCGTTAGTTAAAAAGTTTAAAAAGTAAGGAGTAAGTAGTGGCATATGTTATAGGTAAAAAGATTGTAAAAGATACTGAATCAGAGTTTGATAGTCATGCTTATGGATTTCAGTTTCCTACAAACGGTGGTACTTTATTTAAACCAACCTATACCTCATATGAAGCTGCAAAATCTAATTTAAGAAATCTTCTTCTTACAGCAAAAGGAGAGCGAGTAATGCAACCAGAATTTGGTACAGGATTACACGAATTATTATTTGAACAAATGGGAGATGATTTTGAGGGTAGATTAGTAGATACAATAACTGAAAGTGTAAACTTTTGGTTACCTTATATAAACATAGATGAGATAAATGTTGAATTAACAGATGAAATGAAAGATAGAAATCAAGTTGGAATGAATATAAAATTTTCAATTGGTGATAATATCGAAACCGATAATGTAACATTTACTTTGCAGGGATAATAAATTATGGCACTTAATACTGGTAATATAAAAAACAAGGGAAGAGATATTAAATATCTAAATAAAGACTTTGGTCAATTTAGAGATAATTTAATAGAGTTTTCAAAAACATACTTCCCACAAACGTATTCTGATTTTAATGAATCATCGCCAGGTATGATGTTCATAGAAATGGCATCTTACTTAGGAGATGTTCTTGGATATTATATTGATGATACTTTAAAAGAATCAATGATTCATTCTGCAGAAGATAGAAGTAATGTTGTTGCTCTTGCAAACTTCTTAGGATATAAACCAAAAACAACATCGGCAGGATTAACAACTATATCAGTTTACCAGCTTGTACCAAGTAAAAGAAAAGCTAGTGGTAATTTATATGATGGTGATAATAGATTTGATTTAGATGCAGGATATCTTATTAGAATTAAAGAAGGAATGAATATTACTTCTTCAACAACAGGTCTTACTTTTAGAACTACCGAACTTGTAGATTTTAATGACTTGAATGAGAGAGAAGTATCTGTGTACGAAAGAAACGAATTCGGTGAACCAACATTTTATTTAATAAGAAAATATGTAAATGCTATTTCAGCTGAATTAAATACATTAAATGTTTCATTTGATTCACCAGAGCAATTTTCTAAAGTTAATATTGCTGATACTAATATAATTGAAATTTATGATGTGAG